AATCCAAGAAGACTCAAAATTTCAATGAGTTCATCAAGTTTATCTAGGATAGCTTGTTGATCAGATTGCATTGTTTCAGAAATACCTCGACCGATGCCACCTAATGTATCTTTGTTCAATGGTAATACTGCTTCACGCCCAGCCTCTCCGCCTACTTGAAGATTATTACCATTCATTCCGAAGATTGTAGGGCTATTTAAAATACCACCTTTTGCGTACCAATCAACCCCAATAGAAGGAATTTTACCTTTAAGTGGATTGAAATCTCCACTTATTGAGAAGTGAGGAAGTGGAATATGTGGTATATCAATTTTAGGGAAGCTTAGATTGAAGTTAAAAAAACCTTTGATTTTATCTAAAATTCCACTCACAGTGCTCATAACTCCATTCATTGCTCCGCTGACAATCCCTGTTAGTCCGTTCCAAATACTCGATACCGTTCCTGAAATACCGCTTGAAACGCTTGATACAACGTTACTTATCGAATTCCATACGCTCGATACAACTGATTGAATGCTATTTACAACGCTACTAATGGTTGAACTAATTCCATTCCATACGCTAGATGCGATTGAACTTACCGTATTAAATACACTTGATGTTGTGCTTGATATTGCATTCCAAACGTTAGAAATAACCGATAGGATACTATTTACGACACTACTAATGGTGGACATAATACCATTCCATACGCTAGATATGAAGTTCCCAATCGCTGACAGAATAGGTTGCAAGAATCCCCATATTCCATTCCATACGCTAAATATTACCGAACTTATAGCATGGACTGCTGAGCTAACTGCGCTAGTGATTCCATTCCATACGCTACTGAAGAAATTAGCGATAGCTGACAGGAATGGCTGTAAGAATCCCCAAATTCCATTCCATACAGTAGAAATTACATTACTAATGGTAGTCATTACTGTAGTGATTACAGAGACAATGGTATTCCAAACCGTTGTAATAACATCTTTAATAGCATTTACCACAGCCATTACAAAAGGTTGGATTGCATTCCAAATAGTCATGATAACATTGCTTATAAGATTCATAGCAATTGTTATGATAGAAAGCCATACCTCACCAGCCCATTTTATATAAGCAACTATTCCACCAACAACTAATTCAAAAGTAGCCTTAATAGCCTGCCATACAATTTGAATGACTGACCAAATAAGATTCATGGCAATCTGTATACCTGAAGCAATGGTATTAAAAATAGGAACTACAAAATCATGTATCGCAGTAACCGTAGTATTGAAGATTTGAACAATACCGCTCCATAAGCCTGAGAAGAATGAACTAATTCCTTGCCAAGCATTTTTCAACCAATTGATGAAATCTTGCCAAATTTGCTTTCCAGCAGTGGTTTGAGTGAAAAAGTAAACTAGGGCTGAAACTAAAGCTATAACAGCAGTTATAACGATTGCAATCCAGTTTGCTTTTAAAGTGTCATTAAACAACATCATAGCAATTCTCGTTGTTTCTATCGCCGATTTAGCTGCTTTAAACCATGTTATGGCTATATTTATGATAGTTAGAGCACCTATAGCTCCGACGACTCCAACCAAGACTGCCTTAATTACAGAAGCTCCAGCACTCCCTTGATTTAACCAATCAAAAAATTTTTTGAACTGATTGCCTAAATCTCCAACTATTTTTATAAGTGGCTGCATACTTTGCAGGAGCGCATTTACCTTATTTCTAAATTCTTCACTTTTAGCATAATTTTGGGCAATCCACATAGCTAGAAGCATGAGCATAGACAAAATAGGATTTTTAGCAAAGGTTGTAAAAACACTACCAACCTGTTTCATTACTGTTCCAACTCCAAGCGCACCTAATTTAAAGGCTAAAAAAGCACCGATAACGGGTGCGAATTTTTGAGCTAGATTAAATAATTTTGTTCCAAAATCAACGACTTTCGGAATGATAGGAGTAATTTTAGTGGCAGTTTCATCAATTTTTGAACCAATGTTTGCCATTGCATCAGTTATTTTACTTTGACCAATTCCTTCTAAGATTGAAGCCCCAAAACGTGCAACAGCTGCTTTCATGTTTGAGATAGAACCTTCAAAGGTCTTACCAGTTTGGGCCATAACCCCACCCTGTTTGGCAAACTGTTCATCAACTTTTACTGATTGGTCTTGCAAAGCCTTAGAAAAGTCTTCATAGCTTACTTTACCATCAGAAATGGCTTGTTGAATATCTTTCATTGATATTCCGGTAGATTGTGAGACAAAAGCTAAGGCATTAGGCATGGTGTTCATAAGTTGTAACATGTTACCCATGTCCAACTTCCCTTTACCAGCCATCTGAGAAATTGCCAATGAAGCTGCATCGATTCCTGCAGCGGTCGCATTACCTGTCCCAGCCAAAACCTTGGTCATGTTTTTAAATTCTGTTGTAGATTTATTCAAATCCATACCAACAGAGTTAAAACGAGCAGTCGCTGTTGCTGCATCAGTCATCCCAACGGATGTCCCTTTAACAAAAGCATTCAATGCAGTTGTTGCAATTGCTGCAGCTTGTGGGACTCCTTTGGCTATATATTGTTGAACTTTAGAATTAAAGTCACCAACAGACATGACCGTCCCTTTGGTCATATCTCTTGCTGCTTTACTGATTCCACCAAATGAAGTATCTGCAGCAGCTCCCATTGATTGGAAAACAAGATTAGCACGATTCAAAGCGTCTAATCTTTTCATCCCTGCTGTGATAGACATTGCAAGTGTTCCGACTGATAAACCAACAGTAGCAAGGGCAGTTTTTGCCCCACCACCGAAGTTAATCATTTTCTGACCTTGGTTTTCAAGAGACTGGCCGAAGTTCCCAATTGCTCTGATTGATCCAGCTACAAATTGGCCTGCAACATTTCCAGCTTGTGTGAATCCAGCTCCAATCTTAGCTAAAAGACTTTGAGAACTTTTCCCAGTTCTCTCAGTAGAGTTATCAAATGTTTTGGCCGTATTATCGGCTTGTTTGCTCGTTTCTTGAAGTTGAGCTTTTACATCACTTGCGCCTCTTAAACCAAGCGTACCAAATAAACTAAATACTTCCATTCATTTTTACCTCCTTACTAAAATTGAAATATTGAGCTGCAAAGTTTAAATTTTCTTGCTCTTTATCAGGAGTAATGACATCTTTTTCTTTAATTCTCAAAGTTTTCATATTTTTCTTTTTAAATTCTGAAAAGTCTTCGTCAATATCCTTAGAAAGCCACATCTCCCATAATGTTTCTTCATTTTCCTGTTCATAAAGATATAAAATAAAATCCACTGCCCGTCCCAACGAATAAGTCGCTAAGACAGCCAATGGATTACTATATCTTCTAAAAAGGAAATCTTTTAACTGATGTTCACCGTCATCAATTTGTTTTATGATGACAATGATTGGAAAAAATCTTTCAACTCAGGTTTTCCAATAAAATCTTTCACCAATTTACCATAAGTGACAAGATTCAATTGACCGATTTCTTCACCAGTAGTCCCAGCCAATTCACCTAAGAAGTTGTTGAGTTCTACTTTTACAGTTGTGATATTTTTCAATAGTTTTGAAATTAGACTTGACATGAGGTTTCTGCCTCGTGCCTCAATTACTGAAAGGTCAGAAGTATCTACCCCATTGAAAATTTCAACAATGTCATCTTGAATTTCTAGCTTTGCAAAAATTCCAAGAAGCGTAAATAGGTCATCCCCTTGCAATTCACGTAATTTCAATTGTTCAGTCATAAGTATTTTCCTCTATTCTATTTTTAGGCAACTGTCACAGCACAAGTTGCTGTCTTACCGCTTGAAGTGGTAAATTTGATATTTGTTGTACCAGCTTTAACTCCCACTACTTTACCTTGTGCATTCACAGTCGCAATAGATGGGTCAGTAGAGCTAAAACTTCCTGATTTATCAGTGGCATTAGCTGGTGCAATAGTTGCTGTCAGTGTTTCGTTAGCTCCAACCGCAAGTGATAAAGTTGTTTTATTCAATGTTACTCCAGTTACTGCGACTGTTTCATCAGTTGGATAAAGGATAGTCCAAGGGAACTCATCGTTTTGCAATTGTTCAAATGAGGCATTGGCTGTTCCTTCATAGTCAATAGCAGCTTCATCACCGTCTTTTGTTTCAAGAGCAAAAGCTGATGTAGTCAACACATTGTCTAAAAGAATGATGATAGGTTTTTCACTACCTGTCAATTTACCGACAATCGCCATATTTTTGATGTAATCACCTTCTTCAAGGTAACGTTTTGATTTAATTTCAGTATAGCCATCATATTCTGCTGACTCATCTTTTGTACCATTAAGTCCTAGAGCCATATTTTCAGCCGTGAGTTCTTTCAATTTAGCACCAACAGTTGCGTGTGCTTCATCAAGTACCCAGAGGCCTTTAACATCCACATGGCCAGTACCATCAACTGCGATTTTGCGGTATTTTTGTTCGATATTTACTTTTGTTCCATCACTTGTTGCTCCAAGCGGTGTTCCTGTAAATGATTTTGAGGTTTCGTCCCATTCCACGTTTACTACAATTGTTCCTGCATTAATCATGAAATTTTCTGATGAAGTTTTTGTATAACCTGAGTTTGGTAATGTCATTTATTTCTCCAATCTACTTTGCAATAAATTTGCAAATTTCTGCGTTTCAACGTATCACTCTGTGTTTCCACTGAAAACGAACGTTGAAAATAAAAACGTAAAAAAAGCCCATCCGTGAATTTTTGATTAAAATCAAAGTTTTCACGTAAGAGACTTTCTAAATTAAAAATATTGATAAAGCTAGAGTTTTTATCAAAAATATCAATGTCTAAATAAAAGCCATCAGTATTTCTGTTGATGTTATCAATATCAAGTGAATATGTTAGATAAGGGTAATTAACTTTTTCGGAGTTATTAATTTCCAAATAACTCTCTTTAGTAACTTGGTCAAACATCAATTTTAATGTTTGCAATAACTCAATCATTTTATCCCCTTTCCTAGTTCCTGTTGATAGATATTCTGGACTTCTTGCTTAGTGTCACGAAAAGCGTTTCTCATGAATTTGATAGGTTTTAAACCTTTAGTAAAGTGTGGTGTTCCGTCTGCAGCTCGATAAAACCAGCCACCTTTTCGACCAGCTCCATTTTCAGCAAATTCACCAGTACCGAATTCATTATAAATTGCGTGTTTATCTGGTGAGCCAACCTGTGAAGCCATTCCGCCAGAGTAGCCACTATCTTTTACTAACTTGTAATTGATATCGTCTCGCAACTTACCTGTGTCAACTCTTCCCGCTGCAGTGACATTTGTCTTTGCTTGTGAGCGAACAAGTTCACTTGAGGCAATAAGAGCACGTTCAACATTACTATCAATTAGCTTTTCAACTGCCGGGAAATTATTCTCATATTTAATTGCCATTCTTCCCTCCAAAAACAAGATAAATCTCATTATGATGATTGAGTCCCATAGGATTATCAGGATAAGTAATTGAATAAACTTTTCCTTCTTCATCAATAACTCTCATTTTATCAGTGATTCCAGAAACATACTTTGGAATAATTAAAATATGAGTAGATTCCTCAACGATAGCATTTTGTAATGTGGCTTGGTTTGTCCCATTAACTAAATCCAAATAACCTTTTACAGTAGTGAAATCCTTCCAAGCTTTTACAACTCCACCGATTCCGTCACCGTCAGATCCAAACTTTTGAATAATAAAAGAATGAGGTGCATACATCTTACCACCTCATTTTCTTGTATTTTTTCAGAAAGCCAAATAAACTAGCTGGATAACCATTGATTGATTCACTTGAATTCATATCATAGTAAGTGATGTTCATCCGAGCAATACTTTCAGACTTGATGCCAAGTTTATCACCCATAGATACATCATACTGAATTAATCTTTTGACACCCTCGATAATGTCAGGAGGGTAGGATATCTTAGTGATAAAAGCACTTTGAAAGTTGCCATTAAACAACTCCGCATCTTTAAGCTTGATTGTCTTGTCGTTGATTTCTTCAATCACATACAAGCCATCATTCACGCCCATGTCCTGATTTAATCCTGAACCCGTCTGACTCCAAGTATTACTGATTTCAATTGTTTCACCAACACGAAGAAAAGAAAGTGTGTCATTGAAATCTAAAGTATTTTCATTGGTTACTTTGAACTGATAAAATCTGATGTTCAAGTTTTGAAACTTATTATGAGTTAGAGCACGAATAGACTGCTCTAATCCATCAAGTGTTTCTTGAGTAAGACTAGGGTTGATTTTTTGTGCTTCATCTAGTGTGATAATCATAATTAACCTCCCACTAAAGCAAGTAAGTCAGCTTTTACCATTGAGCTGGTGTAAGCTATCCCTTTCTGGTCAAGATAACTCTTGATTTGATTTACTGTCCAGCTATCATCTGGGATAGCCCCTTTCTCCGGGGCATCATCAGGGTTTAGGAGCTGGAGCAGTTGCTTTCAAGACAGCTTTCTTGTTGTCATCAAGCATGAATTGACCACCTTTAGCATGAGCTTGGAGTGCTTTGCCGTCAAAGGCTTCTACATCAATTGTACGAGCTGTAGCAATACCAACAAATGGAATTGCAACTTGATCAGCAGCAAAATAAGCAACTTCGCCAGAAACAAAGTATTTATCAGGAGTTTCTTCGAGTTTGAACCCTTTATATTTTGGAACAGTGTTGTTATCAAGACTGACAGTTGCACCTTTTAGTGAAGTTGCATTAGTCAAATCAACAACTGCTTGGTATAAATCAGGAACAAGATAGGCTGTTTTATCTGCATCGATTTCATTATTAGTGAATTCTTTTGCAGCAGCATTGAACAAAGCATTGATATTTTCTTCTGTGTATTTGCTATCAGCATCTACCATTGCAAGCGTTTTGCTTGCGTTATCAGACAAGAATTTACCGTTCTTTTGGTTCATGTAACGAGTTTGAGCAATTGATTGAGCTTCCAAACGGTCAGCTACTGCATCGTTAAGTCCAGCGTTTACTGTGGCAATATCAATTCCTTCGTGAATTGCCAATTCATAGCTGAAATCAACATCAGTATCAGCATAAACAATTTCAGTACGGTTACCAAAACGTGAAGAGTTTCCAGTTCCAGTTCCAAAACCTACATTAGCGTCTTTGCTGTAAGTTCCAATTACTACTGGTGTAGCATTAGTTTTTACAGAAAAGGCTTTTGTGTTAGAAGTGATTCCGTCAACTGATTGAATTGGGGCAAATGCACCAGAGAACGCGGATTTTGCGTTAAATACTGCGGTAAGAATCCCTTTATATTGTGGTTCAAAACGACGTGCATTTTGTTGGTTGTTATTAGTTGTCATATTTTTTTACCTCTCTTATTTCCCTTGTGGAACATATTTTGCGACTTTATCAGCAAATGGATCAGGTTTGTCTTCGTCATCATCCGAAGAATCCATTTTTATTCCTAAAGCTTTGCATAGTTCGTTGCAAAGGTCATCTGCAGCTTTACCTACATTTGCATCATCTTCTTTATCAATGGCATCTGTTAGCCCAGCAACAAGTTTGTCAATTCCAGCTTCTTTAAGCTGTGCAACCGTAATCGGTTGTTTTTCTTTGTCTTCCAAAGTGATTCCTCCTATTGGTTATATTTGGCAATTTTTTCTGAGAACGGGTCAAAATCTACATTTTTACCGTCTTTAGGGTTGTTATCCAGAGGAGTCCAGCCCTTATCATCTTTTGGAGGTTCAGGGGCCTCAAAGTATTTTGGATAGCTTTCTTTCAACTCATTGAGCTTGTCATCAAAATTGGTAAACTCTCCATCTTCTCCAACTTCTAAATCTTCTCCACCACGCATTTTATAGTTGAGAATATAGTCAATGTCATTAACACCAGCTTTAGTCAGCAATTTTTCAAGCTTAGTAGTACGCTTGATTGAGCTATTTTCGCTTGTCAGTGTTTCAACTTGACCTTGAAGTTCTTCAAGTTTTTCTAACTCAGATTGATTAGACTCCAAAGTTTTTTGAACTTCTTCGGCAGCAGCTTCAAGCTCAGTAATTCTTTCATTACTTTCATCGAGTTGCTCTTTGGCTTCATCTCGTTGTTGAACAGCCTTGTTATAGCGTTCTTCAAGATTCTGTTCAGAGGTTAGATAGAACTTGTTTTCTTCCATTCCTGCAGTAATGGATGTCACTTGCTCATCATCTAACCCAAGAGATTTTAAATACTCTTCAAATGTCATTTTCTTCCTCCTCACACCTACGCTTTTATACGAGTTCGCTCTCACGATGCTTGCACTTTTTACGACGTGTCTAGTCGAATTTTCGGCTTTCGCCTAAAGGAACTGTTGGAATCGAACCAACTCCACAAGTAGCGACCCTGCTCTATTGCCAATTAGAAAAGTTCCTATAAGAAAACTGGTCGAATTCGACCAGTTTAAAGTTTTTATTTAATGAGTTGATTGTGTTCCTTGATATAGGCGTCAAAATAAAACTCTTGCTTATCCCCGTTGTAAGTCACTTCGTAATAACGTCCGTCTGGAGCATCGGTAGAAAGCAGCGCTTTGTTATTCTGCAAAGTCTTGCATGACCACACGAAATATACTTCTAATGGTGTCGTTTTTTCATCGTTCTTTTTATTGGCATAGTCAGCTACCATTTGCTTTGCTTTGTTTGTGAATTGTAATTCGTCCATTTTCTGCCCTCCTTTGAGCATAGGAAAAGCGCCTGTCAGTGACAATCGCTTATCATTTATAATGTTTTTCTAGTTTTTGTAGTACCTCAATCGGAAGACTTCCTTTATGATATTTATCCATGTATGGATTGAATCTTAAAACCTCTTCGGGAGCTATAATTTCTTCAATTACATTTTTATCACCATCAAAATAATAATGATAGAATTTATTTTCTTTTTTGAAGATGAAGTTAAGGGATTCAAATTCTCCATCATAGGAATAATATAGTATTTTCAAAATATACCTCCATATTATTTGGGAGCAACTAGTACTTCAATTCCCATATTTTTTAGCTGTTCAAATTCTTTAGAAAATTTATCTAAATAGCTTTTGTCTGGTACAATGATTCTCTTCACATCATTTTTAAAAGTTAAATCTCCATGATATTGAGCTTCAATATAACGATTTGTTTTTTTATTTGAATTTAAAAATTCTGAGATACTGTTAATTTCCCCAATAGCTTTCTCTTTGATACCATTGTAAGTTGGCTTTGTACCTACTGGTGTAGCAGAGGTTATCAAACCTCTTTTGTTAACTAAGCTATCGTTAATGGTATAAGTCGTGCGTTTTCGAACACTATCATCTAACTCAATGGTAATGTCCCCATAACCTAAAACTGAATGACTTGCTTTCTTTTCAAATAAATCATCAGAATCTGAAAGATAGCCATACTTGGGCATTTCATTTCTTTTAATATCATCCGGTAAATTGAATAAAGTTTTTTCAATCCTTATTCGCCCTTTAGCGAAGCCGTCCCCAAATTCATGGCAACTTTTAAGATTTCCGCTTTCTACTGCTCTTCTAAATCCAATATCTGAAATTCTCATTCTCATAGAAGCTTCATTGGTCAACTTCGCAAAGGACTCACTTTGAGCATCATATTTTTTTGCATTAACTCGCCCAGCTTTTAACCTTGATTCTTCACGTTTCTTATTTAAATAATCATCATTCAATCCTCTCAATGACACCGGAGTATTATTGCCACTATTTTTCTTACCTTGTTCCTTCAACCAATCATCATATTTCTTTTGATAAAAATTCTCACCCTCTCGATTCAACTTAGGGGCAATCCCATTAACGACTGTGACTGTTGTACATCTGCAATTAATATCTTCTTCGGCAACACCAAACATCCGAGGTCCTTGTGCTTTATATGAACCGATTTTAAAGTCTTCATCAACTTCTTGAATCTGTCCATTGAGTAATGAGTGGTCTGTACGAGTTCTGCCATCGTTGGTTGCCATCCATTGTTTTTTTAAATCAACACCTTTTTCTTTGATTTCTTCATAACCTTTTTGAGTGGTTATAGAACGAAGACGACCACCTTCTGTACGTGCAATTCTTAAAGCTTGCCGATAGTTAGCTTCTGTAATTGTTGATATTTCCAATGCCATTCTGTCATAACCATAACCAAAAGACATCCCTCTAGCAATGGCATCACTAATCTTTGAAGCTAATTCATCTCTGTATTTATAGAGTCGCTTTGACAAAGTAGAACCAGCTACTGGACTGTTCATCAGCTCAGTTAAAAACTTATTGTCTAAGCTATGAAAGTTCAAATCAAGATTATAGCCAGTTTCAAGGGAGTAATAAACAGAATTATATCCGTTTGCTCCTTCTGTTAAAACATGACTCTTAATCGTTTCAGCGATATTAATGCTAGGCTCTCCAAGTATTTGACGAATTTGATTACTTACATTTAGCAATCTTTCAAACTCTATCCGTTTGCTAAATGATAAATCACCGTAATGCTCTAGCCAATCCTCAATTTTCTGATTCACAGATTTAGAAATGTTTTCATAGAACTTGTGGAGCTTTTTTTCATCTACTGGACTTTCAATATTCATGAATCACCTCACTGTTCAGGATTGGAATCATATCCTTTAACACTTAATTGTTTCTGGATTTCGTCATAATCCAAGTCATAAATATCACAAATCATTTGAACCACTTCATCATCCGGCAATAATGGAGCTGCTGCAAGAAGTGTTTGGACTTCAACTGATTTTGTATCAGCTTCAACTTTTTCATTGTTCGCAAGGTCATTTTCATTGACCAGCATTTCACGAGTAATGACAAACTCAACTTGATTGCTTTTGTAGGATGTGTTATTTTTTCGATTAATATCCGCAATGACTAAATCAAGCGACCATTTCAAGAAAGCTCTCAATCGAGTTTCTGTCTTATTGGCCTTCATGTCTAGTCTTGTGTATCGTGACTTAATAACAACGTTCGTCACATTGCCATCACCGACTTGCGAGCTGTCAAAACCAAAGCCAAAACGGTAGATATTTTCACTATCAATCTCCATCTTAGTCTTACGACCTTCAACTGGAATATTGACAACTTTTACATCAATTCCACCATCATCTCCAACACCTACAACCTTTTTATTCCGGAGGTTCATTTGGAGTTTATCTAAAGAGTCACCTTCAAATCCTCTAACCACATAAATGGCATCAGAGAAAGACTGTAAGTTGTTTGATAGATAAGAATTCATCAAGTCATAGTCATCAATAAGCGCTTTGATTGGTTCTAAATCTGTTCGTTCCTGCTGATTGTTCTGGTAACGATAGAGCGGAATAGTATCGTAGGAACGACCGCCAATCTCCTCTCCATTAGTTCCAAGAATATGAGGCTGTGAACCGATGTATTCATAATTATCTTTTTCAGAAGCTTCAAAGGTCATGACTTGTTTATCATCATAGTAACGAAGGACTTTTTGAACGACATTCAAATCATCATAAATAGGAATAATTTTTAAACCGTCTAAAACCTGAAATACAATGACATCATCAGGAGTAGTCCGAGGATAAACATATTCAAAACCTTTCTGACTTCCGTTTGTCAGCAAGTCATTAAGGAACAATTGAAAGTCTTCGTTATAATAATCTTCAAGGTACTTAACCAGCTGGTCATCATCACATTCAATTTCAACTGGATTTGATAAAAGATATTGGACTTTCTGGTCAATCAATTCATTCAAGAAAGCATTGGGAATTTTGATATTTGTAGCGTACTTATCTTCTCTTAAATTGTCATCATCATCAATATAAAAAATTCGATTGTCTAAAATATCATGTTTGTAGTTATAGTAATCTACACCTTGCTGGGCAAGTTTCTTTTTATCGTCTTTTAAATCTGCCTGAATCGCATTTTTAATTCCGGAAGCAATAATTGTTGGGTCTTTGCTTAGTAGTACATTAGTTGCCATTATACTAACCAACCTCCTTTACTTTTAGTTTGTCTAATTAAACTTGCTGCACTATCTGGCGCATCATCGTGTTCAGCATTCTCTGTATAGTCTAATACCTGAGCCATATAATCTGGATCAGTAGTATCAAGCCATTGAATGTTGGACCACTCCGCTCTCAAATAGGTAGCAATTTTAATAAATTTATTTTGTGATTCGTGATATTCTTTGACTGGAATGCCACGTTTTTTAATTTCTTTAGCAAGATAACCTTTATCCCCGTTGTTTTCAACATGAATTGTTCCAAGCTTCAATTCCTTGTGGATAAGCTCAATTTCATTCAAGCAATCATCAACATGCTTGTCCCATTTCTTGCCAAACATCACATTATCTTTCTTAGCAGTGTAAACAGTTGAATCACTCCCACCGTAAGCCGCATCAATGTGAGCTGTTCCATTGGCAATTTTGCCAACGTCGGCGATATAGGTTGGAGCGCTAAACATGGCATCTTTATCTGCAATATGTTTAAGTTCGTAGTTGGCAGCAAACAAGCTAGGAATCATTGCCTGTCTCAAATGCTCTAACTGTTCTTTACTAATTAAACCTGTTTCGTAACAGTCATATCTTCTGACATTTGGCATCTTTGAAATCGCATCTTCCTTGTGCCAAGGAGTTCCAGTATTAATGAAACGGCCACCACGATTTTTAACGTTCTGCAATTCCTGATACTGTGTTTTAGTCCGCTCACGTTCTGCACGACTTACACGGTCTTTCAGATTGACAATGTCATCAGTGATAACAATGTCCGCATGCTTACCA